TCTTTCATCAACGATCCAATCGTACTGTAAGAGATACTGAATACCTTGCATGACTGACCCAGGACCTTTCTGCACATCAACAACCCTAGGAATACCAAGATTTCGCAATTCTTGATTAGATTTCTTTTCAGCGCTATCTGCTCGTATCTGCTCTTTAGCATATCCAAGCGTTTTAATGGCTTCTGCTATCTTGTCATTCGTCAAACCTTTTCTGACAAATTCCTCAACGACATATAAACGCTTGTTAGCATCGTCTATCCTTACATGAAGCAAGGCTGATGGGTCATTGATAAAACCGTAGTCAAGACCAAAAAAAGCTGGCAAGTGCGCCAACTCGTCTTTATTAAGCAATCGTTTTTCATACTTAGGGAATACCAATTTATCAAGTGTCGCAAACTCACCTAAAGCGTAAATCTTGTAGTACGCTTCGTTTCTGTTGGCTAGTTCCTCGATATTCTCTTTAGTTAAGTCGTCCAAGAAACGATTATCTTTATACGTCGTTTGATAAACCACTGTATTCTTAGGACTCCTCACGAAAAAAGCATTATATACCCAGTTAGCTTTTGATACCGGGTTAAACATCAAATAGATTTGTTTCTGTTTATGCACTTTATCCCTTAAACGCAACGTTAGCTGTGTGTAATCATCAAGCGTAAACTCAGACGCTTCTTCCATGACCACGTCGGAAATACCTTTGATGGACTTAATTTTCTCTGGGTTATCCATCCCTTTGAAAATCAACTCCGCCCCATTCGGTAATTCAATACGAAAGGCACTCATGTTAACCTTGCACAAATTAAGTATCCCAAAATAAGATAATGTCGCTTGAACATCCGCAAACACTGAGTCACGTACCGTAGAAGCAACCTTACGCAACACTAATATTTTTCGTGGTTTGTTCCATGATTTGAGCGCTTTAAGAATTATCTTTTGAAACACTCCATGACTTTTGCCAGACGAAGCCCCGCCGTAATGCACCTCTGTGAAGGTGTCGTAGTCAAATAGATGTTCGTAGATATGCTTATTAAAAACACGATTAGGACGATCGATGATGATGTTGATTTTCGGATTAGTCTCCGTCGTCATCCCAATCCCCTACTTTGATGTCGATATTCTTTTGAGTGATTTCTTGCCTATCCACGAACAAACCGTAACGCTTGCCAAGGTCAACCGCTGCACTCTTTCTCGTGGACACATTCGGTTTAGCATCCATGACTTTTTGATATCCGTCACCGTCAAGAACCAATAAAGGCTCTGTGATTTCACCACGCATGACTGCCGTTAAAAACTCAAGCACTTCTTGCTGGTCTGCGACACGTTCGGACTTTAACTTTTCTAGTTGTTCATCTATATATGCTTTTATGATAGCTTTTGATAGCAAGCGACTTCCATTCACTTGAGCAACTTTATCTCGTTTTACGTTTGGATAAGCCTTTTTATAAGCCTGAGTAGCATTCAAGCTGATGATGTACTCATCGGCAAATTTCTGTTGTTTTTCGGTCATCCCATTTTCCATCACCTCATTTCATTGCATACAAAAACCCCTCAAGCTGTAGGACTTGAGAGGAAAAAAATAATAAAGAAGTTTAAACCATGAGAAAAAAGAATATCTCTTTTTACATCTTTTCACATCATAACTATATCATAGATTCATTAGTACTACTCGGTACAGAGTCATCTTTTTTAGTACATCTTTCGATTTTCTTAACTGCCTCATCATGAAGAATGAATAGTGTAGTTTTAGAGATTTGCAATTCTTCAGCAATCTCATCCCAATTCTTAGAAGAAATGTATTTCATCCAAATGATGGTTCGTTCTTTAGAATCGTCCAATTGTTCAATTGCTTTAATCAGTTGATATTTCAAATCAATCAAGTTATCCACCCTTTGGTCGATGTACTCACTCAAGCTAATCAATTTGACGTAAGCATCGTCTTTAAGTCCTACTTTCGACTCTTGCACATTCACTTCTTTTAGAGAAGGAGATTTCAAGAAAGAATTTTTCAAACGATCTAACTCTTCTATTTTTGTTTTTATTTCCAAATCGATTAAGCGAATTTGCTTCAATTGATGTTTAATTCCCATTTTTCACATCCTCTCTAATCCGTTTCATTAAGGTTGGCCCGAATTCTTCTGTATTCGATAAATAGTCAAAATACTGACTGAGAAAGAACCGCTCACAATCCGTTTTTACATTCCACGCTTCTCGATGGTGCCTATTTCTAAAATGATTCTCTTTTAGATTCCAATCAGATTTTACAACCCCTTTGGAAAGCAAGTATCTTAAGGCTATTTTGTAATCATCAACGGCTCTTTCAATGATTCCAGCACATATTCCGTAATAACCTCTACTGTCCATTATTCACCTCACAATAGAGCTTCTAACTTATCGATTTGGAAACCACTCCAGGATTTAGAATTGTCGCTTATTTCATCATCGATAGCCACCACTGGAAGAGTTTGCCATCCATAATGACTCAATAACTCCAACGCTTCTGGATTTGCTTCTGTATCCACTGTCTCGAATGGTATTTTATTCTGAGTCAACCACATCTTCGTCATCTCGCATTGCATACATTTAGGCTTTGAATAAACTGTAATCATTTACTAGCCTCCTTATATTTGATTATTATTTTCTTTCCACATCGCTCACACCGACTAGCAAAATAAAGTTCCCCATTTGAATCTACATAAAATCCAAGCTTCACTTTATGATTGCGATATAATACAGTGCATAAAAAACGTTTTAATTTTGTCACCCTTATCACCTCATCGCTTTTCCTAATCTTTCAAGTGCTCTTTTTTGCTCATTTGTTAAATCTATTTGCATAAACGCTCTTAATGGTGACTTACTGCTAAATAGGTATTTGAACAAATAACAAATCTTGATTTTGAATTTATCAGATTGTTTAATAGCTAAATGCGTTTGTGTCCTCTTCATTCCTCGTTCTCCACAAACAATTCTTTGATTTCATTCCCAAACAATTCAATCGCACCTTTTGCGTCCTCTTCGTTTTTGAAATAACCAAAAGTGTTAAATTTATTTGCATACCAGTAAGAATCTACTACTAATTTCGAGTCAATTATTGATAATAAATATTTAGACGTAAAAGAATCTGACCAATCCGCCTTCCAATCCCCATTACACTCATCACGAAATGCTCTGAATCGTGTTAGTAGGTTTCTGCGTTTGGCTTCGAGTTCGGCTGCTTCTTCGGTTGGAAATACGTTACCTTGACTAAAATATCTATTGTCGGATTCTATACCCTCCCAACAATCTGCAAAAACGGCTCCATTCGGTTGGATACAATAATGTGTATCCCCATGCTCATAAGGGCATTTCATTTCCCATGTATCTTCCTCTTCATCAGGAATTTCAACGTCAGGCAATATTTTTGAGAGGATTTCTCCAATTTCAGTAAACCCAACTTTGAAATTTTCCACTATTTTTTGCAGTTCTTCCACAAGAGCCTCATATTGTGTTTTTTCTTTCATAGTTGTCCTCCTATTTATCTATTTCTTTCTCATATCCTGCAATTGCTCCAGCAAATAATGTGACTGCAGGAACAACGATATGGATTCGAGAAACCCCTAAGACATTCAAAACAAAAATCGTGTACGTCATTAGTTGCCAAAAAATTACCCATAATTGATTCGTTTTCATTTATTTTTCATTCTCCATTTCTATTTTTTAATATTTATAGTCATCGGGATTTAATCTCGTAGGCCATTCAATCATGCTTGGATTTTTCTTCAATTGTTCGTTTAATGTAATTGCGTTTTCCACCGCCTTCAATGACGTTTCAAACCCTAACAAAAAAGCGAATCGTTCATTGTAGCTCATTTCTTCGAGCTGTCCATAGTTGATATCTTCCTGGAACTGTTTCAACGCTCTGTCATACATCGACATGTCCTTGTATTTACAATGTGCTACAATCAAGTAATGTACATCGTCTTTTAACTTTTCAAATTCATCTTTAGCCAATTACCTTCACCGCCTTTTCTAGATTTACCAAATTCTCTACAATACGATCTCGAATATGAGCTGCAACTGAATACGGGTCTTTCATAAATTTAATCAACGTATTCGCATTCACTT